ATGGCTATTGTGGGTAACACCTACCTGACCCTGGCCGATCTGTACAAGCGCCAGGACGACAAAAAACAGATCGCTCGCATCATCGAGCTGTTGGCGCAGACCAATCCGATCCTGGACGACATGATCGCGGTTGAGGCCAACGACGGCACGACGCACTTGACGACGATGCGTACCGGCTTCCCGGCTGGTACGTTCCGCCGCTTGTACCAGGCTGTGCAGCCCACGAAGTCCACCACCAAGCAGGTGCGCGACGCTACGGGCATGATCGAAAACTGGTCGGAAATCGACGCCAAGCTGGTCGAGTTGTCGGGCGACCCTGGCGCGTTGCGCTTGTCGGAAGCGACGGCGTTTCTGGAAGGTTTGAACCAAACCGCCGCCCAACGGATCTTCTATGGCAACACGGTCACAGACCCGGAAGAGTTCCTGGGGTTGGCGCCGCGCTTCAGTTCCAAATCTGCGGAGAACGGCGCCCAGATCGTCGACGCGGGCGGCACCGGCTCCGACAACACCTCCATCTGGTTCGTTGTCTGGGGCGAGAACACCGTTCACGGCTTGTACCCCAAGGGTTCGCGCGCGGGCATCCAGCGCGACGACAAGGGCAAGCAGACCAAGGAAACGGCTGATGGCGTCTATGACGTCTACCGCGAAAAGTTCTCCTGGGATTTGGGCCTGTCCGTGCGCGACTGGCGCTACGTTTCGCGCATCGCGAACATCGACGTCAGCGACATGCTGGCTGGCAACGTGAAGCTTTACGACTTCATGCGCAAGGCATATTACAAGCTGCGTCAACGCAAGATCACTGGCGGTCGCGCTGCGATCTACGCGAATCGAGACGTGCTCGAAATGCTGGACGCCTTGGCGACGAATGCCGGCGCAACGGACAGCTTTGTCCGTCTGCGCCCCATGGAAATCGAGGGCAAGGAGGTGCTGACCTACCGCGGCATCCCGATCCGCGAAACCGACGCGCTGTTGAACACTGAGGCCCGCGTGGTCTGACGGCTGTTCCGGGGCGGTCTTGTAGATCGCTCCGAAACAACCTTTCATCGAACCTGGAGAAAACCATGATTCTCGACAATCAAAACCTGTTCTCCGACGACCAGCAGCTTCTGGCTTCGGCGGCATCCACGAACATCATTGATCTTGGCGCCACAGGCACTGTTCCCTACGCCCCGTCCGCCCTGAAGCGGGACATTTCCAAGGGGGTCAAGATCCCGCTGCTGGTGCAGGTCACCCAAGCATTTGCCGGAGCGACCAGCCTGGATGTTGCATTGCAAAGCTCGAATGACCCCGCTTTCGGCTCGGGAGTCGTGACGCACGGCAGCCAGACGATCCCGGCCGCACAACTGACCGCCGGCGCGCGCTGGGGCTTCACCACGTTCCCCTATGGAACGGTTGGCCGATACGTCCGCCTGAATTACACAGTCGCCGGTACCGGCACTGCCGGCCGTGTCACGGCTGGCGTGACCATGGGCAACGACGAGACGTTTCCGCTGTAGGCCGGCGGATGGCGAAATAGGAGATGCGCATGCGAGTCAAAGCAATAGAACCTGGGTTCTACGTGAAGCTTCGGGAAATTGGTGAAGAGTTCGACGTCGAGGATGGCGAAAAGGCGTCCTGGTTCGTCAAGGTCGACACCGAATCGGGAAACGACGATGGTGGCGGCCAGACGAAACCGGCGCGGCAAGCTCGGTCGACTCCGGGCGGCCAGACGAAACCGGCCGATTCGTCCACCGGCCGGTCAGCGGACGGCGGAAACCACGGCAGCGGTTCGCAATAACAGAGTAGGCGCCAGTGACCTCCAACGTTGACATCGCAAACCGCGCGCTCACCAAGCTTGGTGCAGCGCGCATCATCTCGCTTGAGGATCGGAAGAAGGAAGCGGAGACCATCAATTCGATGTTCGATGCGGTGCGTGATGCCGAATTGCGAGACCACGTATGGAGTTTTGCTCGCGCCCGCGCTTCGTTGCCTGCGATGTCTGAAGCGCCTGGGTTCGGCTATCGGTTGCAGTATCAGCTGCCTTCGGATCACTTGCGCCTGCTTCGGATCGCAAACTTTCGCGTCTACCCCAAGCCTCGCGAATCGGGGCTGTACAGCATCGAAGGCCGGCGCATCCTGACGGACATCGAGGCGCCATTGCAAATCGAATACTCGACGCGTGTGATCGACCCAAACCTGTTTGATGCGTTGTTCGTCGAGGTCGTTGCCTGCAGTTTGGCGGTGGAGTCGTGCGAGGCGCTGACGCAGAGCCAGACGAAGTTTCAGCAGGTGGCGAGCATGTACGGTAGGGCGGTCGCAGCCGCGATTCGTGCGAATGCAGTGGAACGGCCGACGCAGGCTATTAACGACGACACCTGGCTTGAATCCCGGAGGTAGGTAATGCCCAAGGCGTCTCCCGCTCTTGTTACGTTCGACGGGGGGCTGCTCTAGCCTCTTCTCGGCGCGCGTATTGACTTGGCTAAGTACCCGAATGGCTGTTCGGATCTGAAGAATTTCATACCGAAGGTGCAAGGGCCGCTCGTTCGGCGGGCAGGTCTGCGATTTGTATCGCGAGCAAAGTACGAAGGGGTGCGTTCGTGGCTCGTCAAATTCCAAGTGTCGGAAACTATCTCCTACATGATGGAGTTCGGCCATTTATACATCCGCTTCTACGCCAATCATGGCCAGCTTCAGGTGGGTGGAGCTCCTCTTGAGGTGGCTACGCCCTATAGCTGGTCAGACCTGACTGCGGCAGACGGGACGTTTCGTTTGCGCGTGGCTCAATCAGCAGATGTCATGTACTTGTTTCACCGGAACTTTGCTCCGCGCAAGTTGCTGCGCACCGGTGCTCTGACATTTTCGTTGCAGACTGCCGTATTCAGCGGCGGCCCATTTCAGACGATCAACGCCGATAAAGGGGTAACCGTCACCGCTAGCGGTCAAACGGGCGCGGTGACCCTGACGGCCAACACCGCCCGATTTAACGCCGCACACGTCGGCGGCTTGTTCTATTTGGAGTCCAAGGATTTTTCGGCGGTTAAGCCTTGGGAAGTGCAGAAGCTGATGACGGTGGGAGAGCTACGGCGCGTTGATTCGCGGGTTTACCTATGCACCACCGTCGGCACAGTCACCAATCCTGACCGCCCTGACACGTATACCGGGTCAAAGACGCCGACTCATACGGAAGGGCGGGCCTGGGATGGCGATGGGCTGGACGTCATTGGTGATGGTGACCTTGGGCCAATTGGCGTGGAATGGGAGTACCAGCACTCAGGCTACGGAATCGTCCGAGTAGACGGATTCGTAAGTTCGACCCAGGTGACTGGAACCGTTCTGAGCATGCTTCCCGCTGATGTCGTCTCTGCCGCGACTTACAAATGGGCTGACCCAATGTTCTGGGATGCCGAAGGGTGGCCGGAGCACGGCGTGTTCTGGCGTGAACGCTTGGTGCTTGCGCGGGATCGAAAGATCGCCATGTCCGTCACTGCGGACTTCGAGAATTTCGCAGCCAAGGACCCGGATGAAGTTCAGGCAGACTCAGCAATCACACAGACGCTCAATGCGCGCCAGATCAACCGCATCCTATGGATGGTGGAGGCTGATGACTTGGTCATCGGCACGAACGGCGACGAGTGGGTCATTGGTCCCATCCAAAACAATCAGGCGGTGGGTCCGACAAACATCCGTGCCGCAAAGCGGACCATATACGGTTCGAAGTCGATTCAGCCGGCAGAGGTCGGCGGTCGCATTCTATTCGTGCAGGCCAGCGGCAAAAAGCTGCGGGATTACATGCAGAAGGTTCTGGGGAGAGAGCTATTCGGGACGGGTTACGAAGGAGCTAGCAGGAGTGGAGCGGCGCTCGCCGCCTTGCGTAACGAGAATGCGCAGTTGCCCGGTCTCATCCAGTTGGTACTTTCATCAACCTTACTGGGTTACGGGTCTATGGCGCTGAAGGATCTCGCGAAGGGGCGAACCCCTCGGGACCCCATCGAGTCTCCAGAGGCGGCTGCAAAAGTGATGTTGGCTGCTCTGGTCCAAGGCGGCGGCGCAGGAATTTATGGCGACTTCCTGTTTGGCGAAAGCAACCGTTTTGGAGGCGGGTTTTTGGCAACCGCAGCAGGGCCCGGATTTAGCGCGGGTGCCAGCATAGTAGACCTGTACCAGAGGGCAGTCAGAGGTGAAGCAGGCGCCGCCGAGACAATCCAAACTATGCTTGGAAACACGCCCTACGCGAACCTGTTCTACGCGCGTATTGCCGCTGATTACCTGTTCATGTATGGGTTGCAGGAGAGCATCAATCCCGGGTATCTGCGACGCATGGAGCGCCGAATCGAAGAGCAGAACGGCCAGCAGTTCCTGCTCCGCCCCAGTCAGTCCGCTATCCAGTTCTGATCAAGGCTCGTAGGGGAAGACGAACAGAAGCCACACGATGGCAGCGACACCAGCGATTGCTGCCATCGTCACACCCCACCCTTTGAAAGCCAGCAGGCCTTCTTGCATCCGGCCGAGGGCGCCCGCTCGTGTATTGCGACCGTGCTCCTTTGGGAACAATCCCAACAGCCCCATGACTGCAAAAAGTCCGACGAAGAACCCGACTACGATCAGCGCATTTTTCATTTGTATTTTCCCCGTCGCTCGACCTTCGGCAATCATTTGGTGCCGAACTCGATACGCATATCGTAAAGCGATATCAGGCTGGCGAAAGCCCCTGTGCCGCAGAGCTGAACGTGCGCCCAATAGCTTTGTCCTACCTTTATGAAGCTTCTCGCCTTTGCTTGGTCCGCAGTGGAGGCTAGCGCTGATATGTTTGTCGGGACCGACCACTGAGCCCCGTTTTTATCGACAAACCAAAAACTCTCCAACGTGTTCCCGCTAGGGCTGAACTGTATGCCGCCCACTTTAATGCGCCCCACTCGCTGACCGCACCCATCAAAAATTTCGTCCATATTGACAAGCCCAGAGACGATAGCCCGCGGCGGCGCGTTTTCCACAGTCTCATAGTCGTAGGTCAGAGTTGGCTTCAAATCAGCTGACGCGGCGGGAGACGAGATAGCCATCGCCATCGCCCAAGCGATCGCCCTCATTCGTCCTTCTCCTTGGTGGTGTGGTCCAGCTTGATCTTGGCGCGGTCGGCCTCGGTCTCGAACACCATCTTCTTGGTGACCACGGGCTTTTCCTTCTTGGGCTTCTCGGCCTTCGGCGCCGCGCCTAGGCCTTCCTTGGGCGCGTTGACTCCGGGCACTTGCGGTGTGCGCGCCCGCGGCACGCTGCTCAGATCTAGATTTTTCAAGAGTACGCTGCGTTCAGATTCGGGCAGATGCGTTTCCTCAGCCTGCTTTCTTGCCAGGGACTGCGCTAATCGCGTCACCATCTCTTCTTTTTCTTCAGCGGTCACCAGTGCATCGACCAGCACCGTATCCAGGCGATGCCTAAGCTTGTCGAACAATCTGTCTACGACCACCTCAATTGAGCCATCTGATGGCGGCGGAGGCGCGTTATCAAAAGTTCCCTCGAGTCGGATACGCACTTCATCGCTCAGGTCGTCACGCGTAACGACGTCGACACCGAGACGCTTTACCGCCGATGCAGATAGCTTCGCAATCAGGTCGGTCGGGAGGCTGACTGAAACCCCACGCTCCGGTCCTTTTGTCGCAAGTTCGCGTCTTGAAACACCCAGCGCATCGGCAAGTTTTGCCAAGACTTCCGCGCGAGGGTACGACTTGCCCAATTCATACCGTGATAGTTGCGCCGGCGCGATCCCGGCGTGTGTGGCGAGGTCGATCTGCGAAAGTCCGCGCTCTGCGCGCAATAGCCGTAGCTTTTCCGCAAATTCGTCTTTGATAGTCATAATCAATAGAAAATAGTATTGATTAGTCTATTTCAGTCATTTAAGATCGATCATGCTGAATCAATCTGAACTGAAATCGACTGTTGACTTAGGAGAGTACTTTCATGGAACAAGATTCGCAAGAAGCCGGCCGCAAGCCGCTTACCTTCAAGGCGCCGCATAGCGTCCGTGCTTGGTTGGAAAAGGAGGCGAAGGCGGGCTATCGCACCTTGGGTGGGCAGGTTCTCCTCATCATCGAGCAGGCTATGCGCGCCGATGCGCGGGAGGCCCGCCAATGACCCAGCTCATCACCCTGGAGTACGACGGCATGCCGGTCGATTTCACCGGTGAGGCATGGTTCAACGCCACCGAGGTGGCAAAGAAGTTCCCTGGCAAGCGAGTAGACAACTGGTTGGCCAACGCGGAGACGGAGCGGTACATGGCTGCGTTGGCGCGTTCGTTGAATTCCTTGAATTCCAGGGATTTGATCCGCACGCGGCGTGGCGGCAAAGGGGGCACCTGGATGCACCCCAAGCTCGGTGTCGCGTTCGCACGTTGGCTCGACGTCAATTTTTCGGTCTGGTGCGACATGCAAATCGATCAGATTTTGCGTGGCCGCATCGCCGACTGGAGGCGCAGTACCGTCGAGGAGCGTTTTGATATGACGATCGGGGCGATGAAGGCGGCGCATGCCCGCCGTAAGCCGTGGTCACACGTCATGGGCTGGGGAAACCGCTGGGCCGGTGTGACTCGGTCTCGATACCTGTCCGTCGGGCTGGTGCGTGAAGTGGGCGGCTTCTATGGTCGAGTGGAAACCCGCAGCGAAACACCGGACGACCTAGCACGCATCGAGGTCAATTCCATCGCGCTTTACGGCGAATCCCCTCAACTGCCGTTACTGGGCATGGTGGTAGCGAAATGAGCCGCGAACCGCAGGCCGCAGACAAGTACATCATCCGCTTGCCGGACGGCCTCCGCGCCCGCGTCAAAGCCCAGGCGGCGCGCAACCGCCGTTCCATGAACGCCGAGATCGTGCTGATGATCGAAAGGGCCCTTGAAATTGCCCACCCCGATTTGCCATTATGTTCTGAAGGCCTGCAAACGGAGCCGCCGTGTCAACGCTGAAATGCTCGCGCGATCAGTGTCCCGAAAAGTTTTGGAACCATGTTCGCGGCTGGCATACTGTTTCCAGCAGCTCAAAAGGAAACGCCCCGCTGGTTGCACCCGGCGAGGCGTTGGATCTGCGATAAGTCCTAGTCGAATAAGGAAAAATCACATGAAAGACGGTAGCATTATTCTAACCCATGGGCAACGGGGCGCCTCGGTGGCGTACCTGCCCACGGCGAAGCTGGAACCGGTCAAGAACCCGATGCGGCGCGGCCGCCTGCCCAAGGGCGTGGTTGCGATGGGGAAGCCGCGCGAGGTCGTGAGCCCTGTGCAACAGCCCCCTGGCGCGATGGACCCGATGACGGCGATGGCCCGGATGATCGATCTGATGCAGTGCACGCTGGACATGACGCGGCAGCGACTGGCCGAGTACGAGAAGGCGCAGCGCCGGACCGGGTAGGCCTCATGGATGACGTCCAGATATTGGACACCATCTACTGCCCCTCCGAAGAGGGGCCTTTTGCATCTACCCTTGCCGCAACTCGTTGATCGCGCGTTGTATTTGGGATTCTGCATTCTCCAATTCTCTTAAGCTTCGGCGCACATTCAGGACGACCTCTTCATCGTCGTTTTGCCGGAGTCGGCGCAGCTTCCGCTTTGCGTCTTCGATTGCAACTAGGGCGTTTCTAAGGCTGTATTCAGCTGCCATTCTGGTTGTCTCCTGGGAGGGGTCCGAGCATCATAATGGGACATTCGTGCTTTGCCTGGAGAGGCATGCTGGGCTGGAGGAGACGGATCACGTCGCTACATGCGAAGCCATTTACCACCCCCTCTTCGAAGGGACTTTTTGCTACGGTATGTTAAAAAGTGACTTCTTCCCGCGAAGTCGCGGGCTACTGCCCCGTAACATTTGAGCGAAATGACCCGCGCTTCTCAGCCACAAACGATCGCTGAAGATCTGTGCCTCCGGATACAGAACCTCATTGGCCGGTCCGCCAGGTATCTGGCAAGAGACAGCTTCGAAGCGCGGATGTTGCTGCGCGATTGCGAACGGTTGCAGCAAGCCGACAAATTTGACGGTACGATCGCCCTTATTTACATGGCCGAGGCGTTTGGTGATGCTGATGAGGCTCGGCGATACGCAAGCCAGGCGAGGACCATGCGGCCTGGAGCTTGGGATGAAGTGGAGTTCCAGCTGGCTCAATCGCTCGTCGGTCTAGGCTTTTTTTCGGAAGCCCAAGCGATATACCGCAAGGTTGGTGACCCGGAGCTTGGACAGTTGAGTATCAGGTTTGACTTGGGTATGGTCCTCGGAGCGGCTGAGCAGCTTCGCGTTTTTTTGGAGCGAGCTCGAGGCATGAATATTGCGCTGGACGAGAAGACCGTTTCAGCTGCTATGGGAGCATCTTCCGTGTATGAAAGAACAGCTACGACTGATGCACAAGCCGGTGATCTGCTCGATCTTGCCGGTGAGGTCATGCGCGCTCATAAGCTGTTTCCTCGACAAGGCAACCCGAAAATTAGCGCGATCGATCATCGTGAGCTAACTACACTCTTCGTGGAGTTGGCGGTAAGTGCTCCTGCCACGGAGGTCGGAGCAATGAACCTTGAGTTAGCAGACCTAGTCGCGCAGCGCCTTGATGTTGTTCCAGCTGGCCTTGCTGTTGTGTTTACTGGAGCGACGGCGTGAGCGTTTCACCCAATGACTTGTTTATGCTCGGTCAACGGACGCTAGCGGCGCATACCTGCGAAGCCGATCTGCGTGGTTCGATGAGCCGTTTGTACTACTCTGCTTACCATCACGCGCGTCAGTTTTCCGAGGGCCTCCCTTCTCAAGGAGACGATTCTCAGGCAAAGGGCGGCGTGCACGCTCGCCTTTATACCGCGCTGATGAATCCGAGTATTCCTCGCGACAATGAGCAATTTCTGAAATCGAAGTCATTGGGGTACATGCTCAAGGTGATGCACGCGCAACGCGTCAAGGCGGACTACATCATCGACACCGAAGTGTCTATACAGGACGCACAGTCGATGGAACAGCAGGCTGGAAACGCCTTGAAGAAAATCTGAACGTTCAAACTCGACCACATGAAGCCGCCTTTTAGGCGGCTTTTTTCGTTTCCGCAGAAGTCTGCGCGCGCGCGCGTAGAAAGTGGCGAGCAATCCACTCAGGTTGCGCGCCATGACCGTCCCCTCACAAGAATCCCAGATTGTTCAGAGCTGCGACGGAGCTTCGACCGTCTTCGCGGTGCCGTTCTATTTCCTGGGTGCTCAGCATCTGCAAGTGACCCTGTCAGGATCTCCCGTAGCTGAGCAGCTCTTGACCCTCGGGACTGATTATTCCGTGGCCGGCGCAGGGAACGAATCGGGTGGCAGCATCACTACTGTCTCGATCTATCCGGCTGGGCAGCGTTTAGTTATCGAACGCGTGGTCCCGGTTACGCAGGAAACCTCCTACCAGCCGAACGACCCATTCCCGGCGAAATCTCACGAGCGCGCGCTGGACAAGCTCACGATGATTTGTCAGCAGTTTCTGCGGCTGTTTGGTTCGGGAAATCCTCTGCTGTCCAGGGTGTTGATGCTGGGTCGCACGGACGTCAACGGGCAGGGGAGTTACCGCGCGAACAACAACCGCATCCAGGACCTGGCCGACCCGAAGGCTGATCAGGACGCCGTCAACCGGCGTTCGATGTTTGCGTTCGTCACCGACTACGTGGACAAGGCGATCGCCGGCGTGGTGGGCGGGTTCGGCTGGTTCCTTCAGGCTGGCATCGGCGCGATCTTCCGCACGTTCCAAGACAAGATGCGGGACATCGTTACTGGCGGGGATTTCCCGGACGCTCAGACCGCTGCAAACGCCAGCCAAGGGAGAATCTTCTTCGTGCCCGCGGGCGCGACCGTGTATGTAGACGTGCCGACGCAACAGTCATCGCTTATCGCGGCTATCGCCGCCATAGAGCAATGGTCCATACCGGCTACAGCATCGGTCGTGATTCGAATTGCAGCCGGAGAATATGCGGCCACAGAAACAGCCGTAGTGGACCATGCATTTGGTGAGAATCTCACTATCACGGGCCCTGATGTGGTCCAGAAAACAAGCATTACAAGCCTTGTTGGATCGTCCGGCGTGCGTGGCGACTACCGAGTTGAACTAGCCGTTGCAAGTGTGGCCGGGCTAGCCAGTGGTGGGTGGGTCGGGGTCGAAGGTACTACTGGGACAGGCCGCCACAAAGTTCTGCGCGGCTTTTATCAGATTACGGCGGTAGGGGCTTCCACCATTACGCTACGTGTGCGGTTGTGGGATTCCCTATTCCCCGCTATGACAGTTACTGGTGGAGGTGTTTACCTGGTGCCGGCAGTTATCAAAGTTTCGAATACAGACGCTTTCGTTTTGCGCTCGTCTTCGGTCACTTTGAAGGACATTGGTTTCGTCGGCAACATGTGGGACTACTGGAACGAAGCCGATATCCTCGGAACCGAAAAGGGTACGCACGGGATTTACGTTAGCTCCAATACCATCATTGATGGCACGGGCGCGGCCGGGGGGGCGAACCCTTTTGCGCTGAATGGCAGTGGCCTATCCGCGCGCCGCGTGTACGTTGCCGACTTTGACCAGCAGGGAATTTGCGTCTCCAACGGTGGGGGCATATATGGTCGCAATCTTTGGGCGTCTTCGTGTGGACGCAGAGGCTTCTATGCAGCGTCGTCCGCATCAATCGAGGCGCGATTCAGCGGTGCCAGCGCTAACTACCGCGACGGCGCCATCGCTGACTATGGCGGCTGCTTCAACACTAGCGGCTTTGAGGGAAACGGGAACCGTCTCAACGGTGCGTTTGCTATCAACGGCGGAAGTGTGGTCGCTGTAAATAGCTCATTTGAGGGGAACTTAGGTTACGGAGTTGAAGCGCGGGCCGGAAGCTACGTGACCATCGATGGCACTTCAACCAGCAAGTTCAACGGTCTGGGTGGTTGCCATTTCGAGTATGGCGCAACTGGCTCCATTGTCGCTGCGGACATTAGCGAAAACGCGTCGGACGGCGTAACGGCAATTTACGGGTCGGCTGTGCGCGCGACCAACGCAAACATCTCTAACAATGCTCGTTATGGGATCAATGCTCTGTACTCGGCGGTTCGCCACACTGGTGCAGTGCTATCTGGGAACGGCACGGCCCCGATCTTTAACACCGCTTCGATGGTGACGGACGGGACCAATTATGAGCCGATGGCGAATCCCACATCGGTCTATTCCATAGAGGCGGTCAACACCGCGAAAAATCACCGCGTAACCCACAGCGTCAGCGGCATCGGTGATTGGATCGTGGCGTTCGATGGTACAGCGCAGTATCAGTTCAAGGGCAACGCTCTGAACCCTGTGTCCGACAACAACAAGACCATCGGCACATCAGCGTCGCGATGGTCAGACGGTTACATCGCGCGCGTTCGGACTGGACCTGGCACAGCAGTTAACACGTCAGGCACAGGATCGCCGGAAGGGGCGCTGGCAGCGGCGGTTGGATCCACATACGGACGACTCGACGGCGCGGGAGGATCATCGTTTTACGTCAAAGAATCTGGAACTGGCAACACTGGATGGATCGCGAAATGAAAGTGATCAGATTGGATGGCAAGGTCATCAACATCGGTGACTGGGACTATGGCTTGGTCGAGGTAGACCATGGGCTGACAGAAATTACAAATCCTCTGCCCGATGGTACGGTCGAGTCCGACGAAGAGGTCGTGACTGGCTGGGACGGCGGCTTGTACCTGCACGATGACCCGCGCCGGCTGGGGCCCGCATGAGTCTGGATCAGGATCTACCCGCCCGCGTTTCGCGCTTGGAACAGCGCGTCGACAAGTACTACTACTGGGGCTGCGGCGTGGCGGCTGCGGTCGTAATCATGAGCACTGGCTACGTCTGGTATGCAGCTGATGGCGTGCGGCGCATGGATAAGATCGCCGACATCCTGATGACTTCCCAGATAGGGCAGGCCACCATGCAGGTAGACATAGCCGTCATGAAGCGCGAACAGGAAAAGCAGGACCGCGCCTGGAAACTTCTCTCAACCCTCTTAAAAAAGGGGCCTTCGGATGTTTCAAGTTCCCAGGAGCGTGATTAGATGCAACCGTACTTCGACACAGCATTCGATCGAGTGATCGGGCACGAGGGCGGGTATGTGAACCACCCGAACGACCCCGGCGGCGAGACGATGTGGGGCGTCACCATCGCGGTGGCGCGTGCAAGCGGGTACACCGGCCCCATGCGCGACCTGCCGCGCGACACGGCCAAGGCGATCTACCGCGCGCAGTATTGGGACAAGGTGAAGGCAGACAGCATGCCGTTTGCCGTGGCGTTCCAGGTCTTCGACGCTGCGGTAAACCACGGGTCGGGCCAGGCCGCTAAGTTCCTGCAGCGCGCCGCTGGCGTTGCGGATGACGGGATCATCGGCCCCAAGACTGTGGCAGCAGTATCCGAGCGCGGCGCGGCGGCGATGCTGCTTCGATTCAATGCCGAGCGCGAGCAGTTCTATACCAACCTGCCCACTTGGGCCAGCTTCGGCAAAGGCTGGTCGCGGCGCGTCGTAACCAATTTGCGGTACGCCGCTGAGGATCTGTCATGAACTTCGACTGGAAGAACGTGGTTGCCAACGTGGCGCCCATGCTGGCGACTGCCCTCGGCGGCCCGCTGGCCGGCGGCGCCGTGGCGGTGATCACCAAAGCGTTGGGCCTGGGTGATGACGCGACGGACGCCGAGATTGCCAGGAAGCTGGCCGAAGCGGACCCCGGTACCCTGCTGGAGCTGAAGAAGGCCGAGCAGGAATTCGCCGAGCGCATGACCGAAATGGGCTTCAAGAACGAGGCGGATCTTGAAAAGATCGCCGCCGACGACCGGGCCGACGCGCGGCACCGGGAGGCTTCCGTCATGGATTGGACGCCGCGAATCCTGGCCTATCTGGTAACGGCTGGCTTCTTCACGATGCTGGCGTTCATGGTCTTCGCCGAGATCCCCGAGCGCAGCAAGGACCCCATCTATATCCTGCTGGGCACGCTGGGCGGTACGTTCAGCTCGATCATCGCGTACTACTTTGGCAGCACGGCGGGCGGCCAGAAGAAGTCCGAGCTGCTGGCCAAGAACAAGCCCTAGACCCTCTCCGCGCGCCGGGCCAGCCAGAACCAATGGCTATGCTTGGCGCGCTTTGCCTTCTGCTTGCGAAAGTAGATGCGCACCAGGCCGAGATGCCCGGCTTCGATCTCCACCGCGTACTCCCGGTCTTCGGCAGTCGCCGCCGGCGGCAGGGTTTTATCGGCCTCTGACACATACAGGCCGCCGACCTCGGCGAGAATTCCGTTGCTTTCCATGCTCAGTCCAGTTTGTTCGCTATCTCGGTCGCGCTCTCTCGGTAGTAGATCATGAGGCTGCGCGGGTCGCGGTGGCCGACCATCCGGGCTAGCTCCAGCAGCTCCAGCTTCTTGGAAAGCCGCGTGATCGCCGTGGCGCGCGCGTCGTGGAATGTCGGGCCGTCGACCTGCGCCAGCGTCTTGCCCTGCCGGAAATAGGCATCCCGCAAGCCGGCGTTCACCGTGAAGACCTTTTCTTCGTGGATACCCTTCATCGCTTCCAGCAGTTCGGCGGCCCGCCGCGACAAGGGCACGTCCCGCGCATCGCCGTTCTTGGACTTGGGCAGGTGCAGCATGCGCCGTTCAAGGTGCACGTGTTTCCATTCCAGCGTCAGGATTTCTCCCGAGCGCATGGCAGTTTCCAGCGCCAGCAGGAATGCAACGGCGGTCTGCTCGCGCTTGTCCTTGGGCGTGCCGCCGGCGTAGCCCAGGGCCTCGACGATTTTTTCCGCCTGGCCATCCTTGAAGATCACCTTGCGCGCCGGGTTGTCTTGGGGCTTGACCACGTCGGGCCATGGGTCGTGATCCACATACCGCCACTCGCCCAGCTTGGCCCGGGTCCAGATCGCGCGCAGTAGGCCGATTTCGCGCAGCACCGTGGCGCCCTGCACTTTGGTCATGCGGCGGTCGCGCCAGGCGGCCAGCTCGCCCGGGCCGATATCCTGCATGATCAGCTTTGCCAGCGGGTCGGTCTGCATGGCGGCGATGCGCGCCTTTTCCCAACGCTCCCCCGCCTTTTCCGGGCTGACCTCGTCCGCGTACCTCTGCATGACGTCGCCGAGCGTCCAGCGCTGAACCTTGCCGGCGCGCACGCTGGCCAGCTCCAGCTCGCGCCGGTTCGCCCAGTCCAT